TCGGCTATTTTATCGCGAGTAACTGAGTTGCTGGCAAGTTTAGAATTTCCAACGGCTCCGTCTTCAATTTTCTGGGAAGTAACTGACCCATCCTCTAGCTGGCCAGTGTCCACTGAACCGTCAATTAGCTGTTCTTTACCTACCGAGTCGGTCTGCATCTCTACTTGACCTACGGAATCACTTTGTAGATTTCTTTGCGCAATGGCGTCGTCAGCAACTGCTCGGTTTTCTACAGCTGCGTCTGCGAGCTTTAAAGGGGCAATAGCAAAGTCGTTGATTTTCCCAGTGACCACCGAGCTGTCAATAAGTTCAGAAGTTCCAACCGAATCGTTTTGCATATTTTCTTGCCTAATTGCGTCGGCTTGAACTTGGTCATTAACAATAGAATTTAGCGCAATTTGGTCTGTAGACACAGCACGAGGTTGAATAGTGGTTCTGGTGACGACTTGATTGGCAAGCCTAGTCGGGTTGCCTCGGGCCTGCAGATACTTAACTCTTCTCTGCAGGTCAGTAATGTTTCCCGTAAGTGAGCTTCTGCTTGCTCTTCTTCTAGTTGCCACGTTGGTCTACCTTCCAATCTGTTACTAATCTAAGTTGAACTTCTTCAGGAATCGGGACGCCATCGGGTATAACTACCGAGTACGAGTCAATCTTGCGAATAAGAATGTCACTTCGAGGCTCTTGGTCGCTTGCTAGCCGCTGTTTTACAAACTCATCGTCAACGATAATTGAGCACCATTGGCCTGGAAAAAATGTTCCAACCTGTGGGTAAAGCGAGCCATTAACAACTACGTTGTATACCCCGACAGGAGGACGAGATTCAAACAAATAGTCCCGAGCATACGCGTGAAGAGATAGCTCGTCTTCAATTTCGTCTAACTGTTCTGCTAAGTCAATCAAAGGCCAGCTTCTCCCGTTGGGGTTAGCTAACATAGTGCGGTCCGCGGCTCCTGCATAGGGTTGGCTAGCGTCATCGCTTAGGTCCTCAATGCTGCCAACTACAAAGAACCTAGTAGCGGCGTCCTCTGCGGATTCCTCAACACTAAAACTAAGAATGTTTCCAGGATACTCAAACACCAGTCTTTCAGCACCAAAAGCAGTAACTGGGTAGATTTCCCCCTCTGGCGGGGCCTCCGCAAGGCTGATAGGAAAGAGTCTGAATGTTCTACTAAAAGTTGCGGTATCGAAATTGTAGTCGCAGTCAATGCGATACTCGAACCCACCCTCAACTGTGTTGGAGTACTGCTCGAGTATCTCTCCAACAGTCTTCTGCTCAAAGCCTCTCAAGATTTGAGTATCTTGGTAATAACCGCTCTTATCTAAATTTTCAAAGTCAATCCCGATATCGGAATTAGCTGTGTAACTTCCATAGTCCCCGTAAATTACTTTGGACCCAAATAGAGCAATGCCACCTGCAACACCCTCTGGGCCAACATTTAAGATGCCTCCCGAGCTAAAGCTAAAACTGTTTGGGCTAGGGACATCTATAATTGTGAAACGTCCGTTAAATGTTGTATCTAGTCTCCCAGTGAAGAAGGCGTCCACGCCTGTAACAATTACTGTCTGCCCAACTGTTGCATTGTGCGCATCGTCAAGGGTGAGGGTTGCTACGTTATCTAAAAGCTGCTTGCTTTCCACGTTTTGCGTGCGGATACCAGGCACAGACGAAAGAGGAATCGCTGGCCCGTCAAGTAAAAATCTAATAGTTCGATTATTTGGCACCTCTGAGATTATGTGGAACCCGTCTAACTCTGAATCAATTTGAACTAGTTCTATCTCTTGACCCGCAATTATGCTGTGGTCCTCACCTGTTTGTAGGGTAACTACACCAGCTGACCGTACCTTAGATATAACTTCTGCTTGAAGCTCTTTGGCTGGTTTAATTACTTCGTTAGCAAAATTAAAGCCGCTTAGGTCTTTGGAGGTTTGAAAGATAAGGTCTCTAGCAAAATCGTAGGTGTCAACTAGGCTACGTACCGCTCCGCTTGTACTGGACCCGCTGCCATCTCCAGAAGTTGTTTCAAAGCTAAAGCTAGTTGTTGAATTAATCTCCGTAATTGTTTGGACACCATCAACAATAGGACTTGTGAAAGACACAGCTATTTTTTGTCCAACGGCAAATCCCTGAGGAAACTCGGTAACTATAGTCCCTACGCCTGATGCCACGGAAAACGTGGAGACCCCGATAAAGTCAGAACCATACTGAATTGTCTGCCAAATGTTTCTGTGATAAAAGTAGCTCATAAACTCAGCGCCGTTGACGCTTAGAGTCTGGCTGACCGCGTCGTACGACCGAGACCAAATTATCCCGCCCCAAACACAGACGTCGTTTCGCATAATGTATATCCCTGTTCGACCAGGCATAGTTGATTCGTAAAGGTTTAGTCCTTTAGTGGACTCAATAAATGGGATGCTTCCACTAAAAGCTCCAGCTCTGCGGTTTGCTCTTTCGTAGGAAACGCCTTTAAACGGGACCTCAGAAATTACATCATTGCTGAGTAGGTCAGTTAGGAAGTAACGGTATTCAACCTGTGTCTCGATAGTCATTTAATGTCCTTAAAGTATTGTGTTAGCCAAGCCATCCAGAGCGGTAATAGACTCGGAGAGATGTCTCACCCTCTGGGTTACCTGAGTCAATAAATTCTAACTCATTATCTCCAGGAGCTAGTTTTATGAAATCAGCCAATACATCGACCCTGCCTCTTGCTCCCTCAACTTCTCCGTTGAAAGCTACCTCGCGGTTTTGGGTATCAATCTCAAGAATGTCTGCTGAAACAATTGCGGTTGCTCCCGATAGTCCAGGAGTGAACTGAACGTTCTGGGTTTTAATAATGTTTCCGCCAGTGAATGTCTCTGGGATTGTGTCCGAAATAGTTGCTGTGCCACCCGTAGCAGTCAGGGGAAGACTTCCACCCACCTCTGCTTGCCCGTTAGGTGTAACATTCACCAAGGAAATTGCCCCTGAGAGCTCGACAAAGACATCGGCGGTTGCGCCTGTTTCTTCGTTTACTGGGTACGAAATGAGAGCAACGTTGGCCGCCGTCTTTTGGCACTCCAAAACATTTAGAAAAGGAATAGCGGAGATAGTGTAGGTTCCATCAAAAGGAGCACCTACCCCCGTAATTGTAATTTGTTCGCCAAAAATCGCACCGTGGCTATCTCGGGTAGTTATGGTTATAACGTTTCCAGCTAAAAGGATGGAAGCAATCTTTCGGCTTCCAGCTCTAGCTGTACCGCCAGTGGGTATGGTGGTTGAGACTTGATTAGACCCGCTGTTGGCATAAGTAAAGGTGGTCGAACTGGGGAGGCTGGTAATTGTATGCGTTCCGTTAAAGTCTCCAGTACCACCACCACCAGCACCTTCTACAACAACCTTCTCTCCAACCACAAAACCGTGCGACTGAGACGCAGTTAAGGTTGCAACGTTGTTAGACCTTGCTTTGGTCACAATTGTTTTTTGAGTAGTTCTGACTCTGCGGTAGCTAAAATCCGTGGGGATGGGGGTAGCGCCAATTGTGTAACCACCATTTAGAGATAAGTCGACTCCAGTGACATTTACGTTTTCGCCAACAACAAACCCGTGGGGAGCTGAAGTTGTCAAAATGACAGTGTCTTGTACCATTTGTTTTTTGATAATAGTTCGAGCGTTAGTTCTAGTAGAAGCGTAGCTAAAGGAAGTAGGGGACGGAATTGCAGTAACTTCGAATGTTCCGTTGTAGTTAGTCCCAACGCCAGTTATTGTGACGGTTTCTCCAAGAATGAACTGATGAACGTCAGAAGTGTTAATTGTTGCAATGTTGGAAATTAACGATGCCGAGATAACGCTCCTCGGAGGAATACGAGTTTTGGAGAACTGCAAAGAATTAGCAGCAGGAGTAGATGTGATTGTGTGCACGCCGTCAAACACTGAATCCACGCCGTTCACAACTATGGAACTGCCTGTGACTAGTCCGTGAGGTTCGGTCGTTTTTATAGTAGCAAAACCCGCTGACAAAGACTTGAAAGCTACAGGGATGATAGAAGCAGCGTCTGCTTCGTAATTGAAAGTTGTGTCAGTAGGCACAGCTGTGATGAGGTTGTCCCCGTCAAAGGGTGCGTCGATTCCTGAGACATAGACGCTATCTCCTACAGAGAATCCATGAGCCTCAGTGGTGGTAAGTGTGGCAATGTCTTTTAGCGTAGCTAGGTTGAAAGTGAGCTGCTTGTTAACTACGGTGCGAGAGATTGGACCTTTCAACCCCTGAGTCAAAATGATGAGCTCTTCAGTTGCTCTGTTGAAAATAGTTCCTGGACCAGCAAACGGACCTGACACCTCTAAGAAGCAAGGCACCGAGTAGTTTCCAATATTGGTAATCGTTCCTAGCCCACTAACCCCCGTTGCGGAGTTTCTAACTGGAACCTCAGCAAAAGCGTAGCCATCTGGGCTTGCGTCGTTCCACGCATACTTAATAGGGTCGGCAGCACGAAGCCCGATTTCAAAGTTGGTTCTGCCTCTAAGGTTTTCAGTCTCAATTGAGATGTCGCCATTTAGCGTTACATACGCTGCTCTGATTGGGTCGCTGCCTGTTTTAAACCAAACACCAGTTCTTGCTAAGTTGGCAGTCGCCGCAATAAGCCTGTCACGAGCAGCCTCAACGAGAGAGGGTTTTGGGACTAAGAAAGAGCCTCGAATAGAAAAGCTCCGTGAGTTGTAGCGCCCTCTTACTTCATACGAACCATCACCAAAGCCTCTAGGAATGTCTGGCACATCTGCTCTAGGTGCTTCCCACCATCCTGGAATGTCAGTAACTACCCAAACAACTCCTTCAGAGTCTAGGGTGTTGAGAATAAAGTCCCCAAGGATAATATTTGCGTCAAGCTTTAGGCGACCAATGTCTGGGCTAAAGAGCTCTTGTAGCCCTCTGTCTACTGAAAAGTTTTCTTGTCCTTGTGTATAAACCATTAGACTGCGCCTCTCCTAAGCTCGAAAGCTAACCTGCGAGAGACAAGCTCGGCAAGCTCGCGCTCGTTCATCCCTGCGGATGGGTAAACGTTGATTGTAGAGCCTCCACCAGCGCCACCAGATAAAAGCCTAATCATTGCTTTGTCACGGGTAGACAGCCCGTCTTTATCAAGAGGCTCTACTCGCTCTGAACGGCCACCTTCTCCGATGACTGCCATCATCCCGCCTCGCGAAGCAGGAACTATGCCACCAGCAGCCAAACGAGGTATATTAGGAGTGTCAATCGTAAATCCTAAGCCAGCAATCTTTAGAGCTGTGGTTATAAAGTTCGTCGGAATTTTGACGTCTAGCTTAAAGTTATTCCATTTGTCGATTATGAAGTTAAGAGCACTCTTAAAACTATCCTTGAGCCAATCCCAAAGCCCTGCTGCAGCTGCTCCTATTTTAGCTGGTAGGTCTTTAAA